TGGCGTCGCGCGTTCATTCTCAAGCTGGAGTGGTACCTTCAGCGCGAGCCGTCCGCACGCCCCAAACTTGTTTTCGAGGATCACCCGGAGACAACCCGTTTACTTCGTGCTGCCGGCTGTTGCGTGCATCACGTTGCTGACCGTGAAGGCGTCCAAAGCTAAAGGAAACACACCGATGAAAGTCTATATCGCCGGCCCGATGACCGGGCTCCCTCAGTTCAACGTGCCGCTGTTCGACCACGTTGCCCGCCAGCTCCGCGCTCAGGGGTACGATGTCGTATCTCCAGCCGAGTTGGATTCACCCGAAATGCGCGCAGCCGCCATGAAATCCAAGGATGGCGCCCCGGCCCCGGTGGAGCAAGCGACGGGCGAGACCTGGGGCGACGTGTTGGCGCGCGATGTCAAGGTGCTGTCCGACCATGGCATCGAAGGCATCGTTCTATTGCCCGGCTGGTACAAGTCGCGCGGCGCCACTCTGGAGACCACTGTTGGGCTCTTGAACGGGCTCAAGTTCTTCCAGTGGCAGGTCGAGGAGGAATTGCCGACGCCGCTGTCTAACGTCAGCGTCGTCAGCGGTCTGTTGGATGGCTACGCTCACAGAGGAACCTACCACAAATGAGCATCCTTCCACGCGATGACAAACAGCGGAAAATGCTGCCAATCTTCAAGATGATTACCGGCTATTTTCCCAAGGCACTGCGCGAGGTAACTCGTGTGTGCGTCGCCAACAACGTGCGCTACAACCCCGATCGCAAGCCCCAGGACATCAATTGGGCTCGCGGCAAGAGCACCGACCAGCTCGGCTCGCTGTTCCGCCACATCCTCGAAGCCCAGGAAGGGCTCGTATTCGAGGAGTTGCCGCCCGAAGTTCAGGCGGCTTGCGGCGAGGGGTTCGACAAGGTGTACGTGCTGGCTGAGGCGGCATGGCGCGCTCTGGCGGCCCTGGAGCTGGAAATCGAGAAGCAAGAGGCAATGGCGGTTCCCGTGGGAACCGAGCTATGCTACGGGTTCGGCAACGGCACCCAGGCGCCCGTCCTGAATTGCCAATGCTACGCCTGCATAAACGCGCGGCGCAACGCCACTACCGGAGTCTGAATCATGCCTTACGTCAGCGAAGCTCAGCGTCGAGCGATGTACGCAGCAAAAGAGGGTCACAGCACCCTCGGAATCCCGAAGTCGGTTGGCGCTGACTTCGTTGCCGCAGGGCCAGCCTCCAAAAACCTGCCCGAGAGAAAGGGCAAGAAGAAGGACAAGCCACTCGGTGACGAGCTGGCCGGCAAGTAACACAACACGAGAGCACCCACATGGCTACCAAAGCAAAGACACTGGACGATTTCATGAAAGACAACGATCGCGACACGCTCGTTCGCAACAAGATCAAAGGAGCGCTCGCTGCACTCCTGAAAGTCGGACCGGAGGAGCACGAATCGGAGACCGAGCTGGCTAAGCGCTGCGGGCTCCAACTGGTGGAGATAACGCGCATGCGTGACGAGTTCCATCGCCACGTCGCGTATGTCCCGAAGCTAATGGGCCGCAAGGCTCGCTATGTTTGGTTCGCGGACGCCAAAGTTGTCCCGGCCAAGTTCCGCTACACACCGGAGAAGGACAATGGCTAAGGCACCAAAGACAGCCGACTCGTTCCTGGCTGAGAACGATCCGGCTCGAATCATCCGTCAGCTCAGAGCCGACTTGGAGATTGCTCGCGAGAAGGAAATCACGGCTGACGCCATCCGCGATTACCTGGGCACTCTCAGCCTGGAGACCAACAAGCTCCAGCCGCCGAAGTGGCTCTATGAGCAGCGCATCACGTCAGCGGCGCCCGGCGTGCCCGGCTTGCTGTTGTCGGACCTGCATTGGGGCGAGCGCGTGTTCAAGGAGCAGGTCAACGGTGTCAACGAGTTCGACCTCGCCATTGCGCGGCGCCGGCTTAAACACGTAGTTGAGACCGTCCCCTACCTGCTGAAAATTCTCGATCCGCAGATGCGCTACCCTGGTATCGTGGTCAAGCTGGGCGGCGACATGGTTGGTGGCAACATCCATGAGGAGCTTGCCGCGACCAACGAGAAGGGCATCATGCCGACGTGGTTGGACCTGTTTGAAAACCTCGTCGCTGCACTGACCTACCTCGCCGGCATCTTCGGCAACGTCTTCGTGCCGTGCGTCTCGGGCAACCACGACCGTGACACCAAGAAGACGTGGAACAAGGATCGCAATGCAACGAGCTTCGGCTGGCTGCTCTACCAGATGTTGGCCAAGCACTTCGCGGCCGACAAGCGATTCCAGTTCTACATTCCTGACTCGGCGGATGCGCTGTACAAGGTCTACAACACGCGCTACCTGCTGACGCACGGCGACCAGTTCCCCGCTTCTGACTCCATCATCGGACCTATCGGCTCCCTCATGCGCGGCACGCAGAAGAAGCAGCAGCGCAACAGTGCGGTCGATCAGAGTTTCGACATTCTGGAGTGCGGGCACTGGCATCAGCGCATCACGCTCAGCCATCTGATCGTCAACAACAGTCTGAAGGGCTATGACGAGTACGCAGCCCAACACAACTTCCGCTTCTCGCGAGCCAGCCAGAACCTCTGGACGACTCACGCCGACCTGGGAGTGAATTGGGAAATGGAAGTGTTCGCAGACAAGGCGCCGAAGGGCAAGGAGACCCCGTGGGTCAGCGTCCCTCGGGCGTGAGCCGTAAGTTGCTGAAACTGCTGGAGTGCGCGGAAAGGGACCCGCGCGCTCGCCCGAGCCGCCGTGTCAAGATTGCGGCGGCTCGGGAAAGGCTGGTAGCGTCTTTGCCTGAGCCGGACGACCGGCCTTGGCGGAGACCTTCGGGATGAACCTTTCTATCGGATCGACCGGCCAGCCCGACCCGTGGTGCCAGAAACTGTACGACTTCGAGGGAGACTGGCCGGCGTTCAATCGGGGCTCGCTGACGCTGGAGGAGTGCCGCCGCCTCCACGCGACAGCCTGCGAGGCGTTCAACGTGGCTCCTGTGCCAATCCGGCAGCACCAGGGGCGGAAGATGAGCTACAGCTATAGCGACCCCAAGAACCCGAAGGCGGCCTATATCAGCCTACGGCTCGATCACAAGAACCCAGCCGTGGTGCTCCACGAGACCGCCCACCACATATGCACGCAGCTCCATTCGTGGTGGCTTCAGGACCACGGGCCGACGTTCCAGGGCATCTACTTCTGGTTGCTGGCTCGCGCCGACGTAGCGCCTCGAGAAGCGCTTAGGGCGAGCGCTCGAAAGCATGGACTCAGGTGGCGGGAGACGGGGCCGCAGCGGTGAACAGCGCCTTCTCCTGGGCTCGGCGCACAGTCAGGCCAGGGAGTACCTTGCCGTCCTGATGGTTCCACTCCGCGAAGTGCTCAGCCGCGCCGGCCTTGTCGCCGGTATTGAGCACCCGCAGTAGCGTCGAGTTGGCGAACTGAGGCTCGCCCACGTTGAATACGAAGGCTACCAGGGCGTCGAATTCGTTCTGGCTCAGCTCGACATCGACGTGCTTCATTACCGCCGTGCAAGCCCATTGCGTGTCGCTGACGAAGGCCGCCTCAGCCTGGGAGAGAACCCAGGTCAGCCCCTCGACGACTTCCTTGCCGGTGTGGCCCCAGCCGATCGTCCACTTGTCCGTGGGCGTCGGCTTATAGGCCGTGAGCCGCAATTGTTCGCGACTCTTGATGAGTTTGGCTCCTGCCGCCCCGAGCTTCACTTCTTGCTCCGCAGGGCTTTGATACCGGCGAGGATCGACACGACCAGGGCGATGACTTGGAGCACCGGCACTGCGTAGGCCGCGAAGCTCACTATGCAGGTCCCGAGGCTGGTGCAGGCAAGGATGCGGGCGTTCACGACTTCACCTGTTGGTATACATGCATGCCGCCCAAGCCCAGGAGCCCCAACAGCATGTCAGTGCTGACTGTGGTGTCAGCAGCCGGTAGCGTAATAGGGTGACCACAAATTGCGCAGACCCATTCAATGGGCGCCTTAAGCACCATGAGCGCAAACCCCGCCACGCATACCCACCCTGCACCGTCGCGGAAGTGTAGCCCCGGCTTTGCAGCCTCAGCGGTGTTCGCTGCGAGCTGCCCCTGAATGACCGAAAGCACGCCTGCGAGCTGCGCCTTCTCCACTTCCGTTTTGTCGGGGAAGAACCGGCCAACGAGATTCGTGATGCTCGTGACTGCTTCCTCTGCGCCCGTAATTGGATCAGCGGCCATGATAGTCTCCTAGAACAATACGCGAACTGCGTAGCTCGAAGAAGTCGGCGTACCAGCGACGATCGCGCATACCTTCACAGTGATAGTGTTGGTGGCGCTGACGTAACCAAACCATGTAAACCCGTCTCCGGGGTATGTTTGCGGTGTCACCACGATACCAACCAAAGTAGATGTCGTTACGCCTGACGTTGTGACGGTGCCGGATGCACAAGCGCCGGCTGCTAGCGCCGAACCGCCAATGCTTGTAGTTGTTGCCACACTGTAGGCTGCTGCGCAGCCTACCGAGTTTCCGTTGGCAGAGATACCCGTCGCAAACTGCGGTGCGGTACACGCGGTTGGTGCGCTCGCCAAAGCCGTAGCGGTGGCAGCGTTGCCCGTGAGCACCTTCGTTGCTATCTGGTTGATCGTGGCGCCCTTGGTGGCACCGCTCTGCACGACAGGCACGGTCTCGGTGCCCGCCAGAGCAGACGCGGCCGGAAGGGCGCTGATCTTGGTATCAGCAAACGCCACAGTGGCCACAACAAGGCCGAGCGTAAAAGCGAGTATGCGAGTTTTCATGGACCGTTCTCCGTTTCGAGAGTCGAGCCGCTTTCCGTCGCCAAGGCGGGGCCGGCTTCAGTGAGAATTGCGGCACCCGATGAACTGGTCTGCAACCCGAGCGTAACCGGATCGGGGTACATGAGAGTGCCGAGCATGCCGAGTAAACCAACCATGTTAGGTGTCCGCGATTACGGCGAGCTTGTCGCCTGCGACGACGCGGAAGTATTCCGTCTGGCCAGCGAGCATTCGCGCGCTCTGGCCGGCAGTCGCCGTTGGGCTTTGCCCGCCGACATACACCGCGCAGATGGCTTCGGCGTGAAGCCGGACGATGGTTGTATTGGCTGCGAATGCAGCAGACGGCGCAGAGGCGCCCCCAATCGCGACAATCTGTTCCTCGGTCGGTGGACCAGCGACGGCTTGCACGTCGTCATTCCGGCCGCCGCCGAGCCCTGAGAAACCAGTGATTCGTAGATTAGCCATGGCGGCGCTCCTTACGCGATGCCGATTTCGCCATCCATCTCAATGATGAGGCTGGATGCGGCGCCGGCAATGCCGGTGAGGAAGTCGGCGGAATCGAATCGCGCCTGACCGTACCAGTCAACGTAGCTGTTGGCTGGGATGGACACACCTGCGAAAGCAAACTCAGTTCCGCCCGCGCTTCCGCCTGTCGCGCCCTTGTAGAGCGTGACGCTGACAGCGCCAGCAGTCTTGTTGCTGATGCGAATGTGCTTCAGGATTGCGTAGGGGTTGGTGGACGTGAAACCCACTCCGCCTGTCGCGGTCCCGACGTTGAACAGGTTCGCCGCAGCGTTCGAGATATACGCTGCCGGGACGTTCAGAATCTTGTTACTGGCCATAAATCCTCCGATTGTGCAAGAGTCTAGGGTATGCCGTTCTCGGGGTCTACTAGACCCCCCATTTGGCGTTCAAGTAGTTCTCGACACTCGTAATTTCAGTGCCAGAGAGCACCCTGTCATACACGATAAGGGCAGCGATAGAAGCTGCATTCAGAGTATTCGCACCTCCGAAATCTGACCCCAGCGAGTTTGTATTACCAGAGCCAGCGCCGGTCGTACCGGTGCCGCTACCTGCCGATGCGCGCCCTTGTCGAAACGCATAAGCGCCGGTCGAGGCGTTGTATGTCGCGTTCGCTTGGTACCATGTGCCAACGGACCACGTGGTCGAACTCGTACCTATAACCGCTGTTCCGCTCTTGACCAGAGAAATAGCAAGTGTTGGTGATACCATCAGGTAGAAAGCGCACGAGCCAGACGCTCCACCAATAAGCGCTTGACTAGAGCCGCTTGAACCGGGCTTGAATACTGCAAAGAAAGTGCATCCACCCGTACCCGCTTTGGCCAGTGGAAGCGGATTCGGTAGCGTGTAGTTGGTATTCGAGGGAGCTTTGAGCACGTTCAAGGAATTCAACTGTGTTGAATCTATGGATAGAAAGTTTGATGTAGCGGCGGCAGCGACACCAGTAATCCAGGGTGTCCGCTCTTGAAGCCTTGCTATAAGCGCACCGCTGGCGCCCAGGATGTTGTCACTTTCCCACCAAAATGTCAGATCAGGAATCGTGCCCGGCAAGGCAACAGTTCCGCCTCCACCAGAACCTTGCGGCCCTGCAGGACCGGGCGGCCCCATATCGCCCTCAGCTCCATCTTCCCCAGGAAGCCATAT